AAGTTCAGTAGATAATTCTATTGCCTCATCTAAATATTTATAACCTTTAAGACCAATCTTAATTTCTTTCATCTGATCTAAAATAGATTTAATCCACTTATGATGTGCCATAACAAATTGTCCTTTGGCTTGTTTCCATTCTTTTAACATCATAAATTGTTCTTGATTACACGCAATAGAACGATCTCTACAATATTCTCTACCAATTAAATCTAATTGGTATTTGTCATTCCATTCCTTACCATAACCAGTATCATCTTTACCAAGATACTTGTCGTTAGCGTCAGTATATTTTGTTAAATGTGGGTTGTGATCTTTGCCCTCTTGTTCAATCAAAATATCTGGGTTGCAATTATCTTGTGCTTTTAGTTCATCACGAAATAAAGCATATCCATATGCACTATCTCTTGAAAATGAATTGCTATTACTACCCTCAAAGCTACCACCTAAACGAAAGTCAAAATGTTCTTCAATGGTATCTTCTTTCATTATAGGTTTATTGTCATAATCTCTATCTTCTACTTGACCTAAATAATGAAAATGGAAACAACTATCTTTTGCAATAGTGCTAACATTCTCAAACTTGTTTTGTAGATGATATGCCATTTTGACATCTTCTGGCGTATAATGTTTTCTGACAATAGTTTCTGCTAAATCCCACGCATTGTCATTTAACTCAATTTGATCTGCTTTGAGTTCATCATACTTTGTTTTCTCTTGTGTCGGTTCTTGTTCCAAGTGTACTCTCATTCTATTAGCAATCTTGTTTCGGTACTCTTGGTTTAATCGTATTCTTGACATTGTGTCCTTTCTGTTAATTAGATTTAATTTATCACTTGACAATTCCTTTGTCAAGCATTATGTTGGATAGATAGGCTCCTGAGATATGAGCCTTTATAATAACTGTCTCGGGACAACTTCTGGTTGTGTACATATAACGACAATCCTGTTGCAACCAGAACTGATCCCTGATCCATTGTACTAATACGGCCGATGAGACTGTTCAATGGATCTGGGATCAGATGTTGTAACTGCGGGATATCAACCGCTATAGTACAGGTATGCGTGAGGAACCAACATCCTATGTAAAGCTCCACGCCATAGGTACCTGCACAGGACAACAACTGATCCCTGATCCTTGTTATTAGTGGCCTAAGGCACATGCAACCGGGCTGTGAAGAGTAAGGATCTGGGATCAGGAATAATGAGAAAAATCAGCGCCATGCGCTCGAGCTATACATCGCGCCAGGTTTTGCTCATATAGGTTCTTAAGTAAACCTATATGAGTTAATATGAAAAAATTAAAAAAAGCTTCAACCCGCAAGCAGCGAGCAACAAGCTTGACAGCTGGTCCAGGAGATGATAGGATGAATTTAGAAAGGAATAATATGGATACTGAACAATTAAAAAGAATAGCGGATGCAATAGAAGAGATCCTGCGTCTTGTTAAAAAAGATATGGAACCACGTGAAAAGAAGAATTAAACATAATAACCTGCTGCCATGGTTTACTGATGATCATGGCACACTGCCGGCCAGTTACCTGGCCAGCTGTGAGAAGTTTTTTAAAAGCCTGAAGCTCAAGCAACAAGCGAGCAAGAATGACAAGCAAGCAAGAATTGACAAGCAAGCAAGACTATGATAATAGGATAATAAAGGAGAAATTATGAAAACAGCTGAAGCATTAAAAATTATAGGAGGCAGCCTGAGCAAGCCTTCTAAGATGCCGGGCTGGTCCATTGGACTGCCGGCCAAGGAATGCAAAACAGGGACCAAGCTCCGGGCTGTGAAGGGCAGCACCTGTTATGACTGTTATGCAATGAAAGGCTGCTACGTGTTCAAGGTGGTCCAGGATGCACAGTACAGGAGACTGGAAGCAACGAAGAGCGCGCAATGGGTCCCGGCTATGACTCACCTTATCAACAGCAAGAAGCCTGACGTCTTCAGGTGGCATGATTCCGGAGATGTTCAGGATCTGGACCATCTAAACAAAATTTATCAAGTCTGCAGGTTAACACCTTCAAAACGTCACTGGCTCCCGACCCGGGAAGCATGGGTCAAGGACCATCTCGACAGGGCACCGGCCAATCTAGTAATTAGATTCAGTGCGCCCATGGTGGACCGCGCAGCACCTGCCAGCTGGCCCAATACGTCAACCGTGGTAACAGCCGGCGCGACATGTCCGGCGCCATCTCAAGGCAATGAATGCAAAGACTGTAGAAACTGCTGGAATAAAGAAATAAAAAATATATCATACGGCCAGCACTAATGACACATGTTTACAGAAGCCCTAAGTACTGGGCAGAGTTAAAAAAAATATACAAGCAAGCACAGACTGACAAGCAACGAGCGAGCAATCAACAAGCGAGCAAAGTCTCGAGCACCGTGGACCACGATCCACGAGCAATAGACGAGCAAGCAAAGCCTTCCCTTAAAAGATCTTGAATCTTGGACCCTGGAACAAGTATCATGGCTCCCTGACCATGGTGCTTGGCTAAGATGAAAGTATTGTGTGGGTGTGTAGTATGAAAGGCAATTTGATGTGGTGAAAATCGGATTTTATTACTCTTTGTGACTTTTAATTCTACTGTGAAAAAGGTGCCAGAATCATTATAGCCCAGTAGATCAGGCACGCCAACGCCAGCGAAATTTTCAATCCTTGTCCACTTAATTTGAGGACAATTCTTCTTAACTTCTTGCCAAAGTTTTCGTTCTGGAGCCATCTCATTTCAAAGTAATCATAGCTTCTTGATTACCCTTCCTGGAGATGCAACTTCAGGCACAACTCTAATGACAATCCTATGACTCTCACGTGCTCCAATAATTTTATTCTCTGCTAAAAAGATAGATTCAATATCCCACATTCGACCATCCGGGGTCTTAATAGAAATTCTAGCCTCTTTAGCAACAGTGCTTTTATCATTAAACTTCTTAATGATCTTTTCTAACTCTTGTGATTTTAACATCTATTATTTTTAGTAATCCTATCTATATAATCGCTAACCTCGGAAGCTAATTTTTTATTATCTTGTTGTAATTCTTTTATCTGCTGTCCTGCTTGTCTGCATTTTTCCTGCAGGAATTCTTTTTGCTTCTGTAAAGCCTTCATTTCAGGGGAGTTATTACCTATCCCTTTAACAATAGATAGTTCTCCTTCGGCTTCTTGGGCTCGTTTCTTCCAATGCTCTATCTGTTCTTCAAGATCGTGAGTACCTTTTTCCATAGTATTTCCTTTCATTTTATTAATTGACTTTTACTTAAAATTACTATAAAAGTCAAGCTTGGTCTTGTTTGGATGGACTCCACCACACGAAGTTCGAACAAGGCCTTTTTAACTTGGGGAAATATGGGCGTACCAAAAAGACTCACAGATCAGCAAAGAAGATTCTCAGAATTATATGTATACAACGAAGGGAGAATGACTCCTTACGAATGTGCTAAAGAAGCCGGCTATGCCGAAGACTCAGCTAGAGTCAGAGCTAGTGAGTTAAGAAATCCAAAGAGATTCCCTTTAGTAGTAAAATTTATTGGAGAACTAAGAGAAGAAGTACAAAACAAATATGAAGTCACATTCGAAAAACATATTAAAGAACTAGCTAGACTCAGAGAAGAAGCCTTAAAAAAAGGTAGTTTTTCTAGTGCTGTCAACGCTGAAGTTTCACGTGGTAAAGCCGCAGGATTATATATTGAACAAAAGATAATTAAAACTGGTAAGCTTGAAGATATGTCGGAACAAGAATTAGAAAATAGAATGAAAGAAATTGTAGAGCAGTATAGTCCAATACTAGACGCGAAACCTATTGAACAACTTAAGAGAGAAGTTAAAGATGGTTCTAAAAAGCTCTCGACTAAACTCCCAGAGACAACCTACGAAGAGGAAAGCGACGTAGAGGAAAAAGAACATAATGAAAATGGGGATTATCAAAAAGTTATAGATAAGATTGCCCATTAAATTTTAACGATCTTTTTCACCCAATCACGTGGTATCATTGTTCTATCTCCAAACGTAAAAGTACCATCATCTTCTTTATCATAGGAAGCAAAAACTTTAACTGATTTATCATCTTTAGAATAGAGCCAACCTTCATTAACAGGATAAGCTAATTTCATTTTGTTGAATTCTTTTTCGCTAGCCCAGCCTGAATCACTCATAGCATCGACCCACTCCACCCTAACTTTAGGGAAAGGGATCTCCGGAGTTGCAAGTGCGACGTTTCTTTTTCTTCTTTTCTTGGGCATGAGTATGTTTAGCATAGATGCCGACAGTATAAAGATAAAATTTTTTTTTACACTGCGCTAAAAAAAAAAAATTAAAAAAGGTGTCGAAACTACCTGAAATTAGCCTATAACCCTTGGTATATAACACTAATAGCTGCGACACCACCCCCCTCGCAACCCCCTCGCAGGGGTGTCGCAGGGGTGTCGCAGTGTCGGCACTTTGTGGCCGAATTGTGGCCAAAAGATGTTTTTTCTGCCTTAATTGCTACAATCTGTCGCACCTGAACCAAAGTTGCGACACCTGTGCGACACCTGTGCGACACCCTTGCGACACCTCTGCGACACCTGTTTAGAAGCCTAAATCTCTGTTGTGATATTTATCCAATCGGGCTAACCACTTGTGTTTCCAGCTTCGTAGTTCAGCATCTTGGATTTTAAATTCTTGATAATATAAATCTGGAGTACATATCATGATGACTCCTTGTCTAATTTCAGACCTATAGACATAGTCATGAGCCATTGCGTATGCAGCAATTTGTAAGAAATAGTCATCGATCCAATCTTTGTTCTTCGGACGATTTGACTGCTTGAAGTCAACGACAGTTTCCATCCCATTGTGCGAACAGATTAGATCAGTAGCCCCAGCATAAAGGCCAGGGTAATGGAGCATAACTTCCGAAGCATAGTATTCTTCCACAGGCGCAAGACCAATCTCAATAATTTTGTTGGCCATGGGACGCGCCTCTTGTCCGACCCTTGTAAGATCATCGTAGCCAACGCCTTCGATATGAGACTCCAAGAATTTGTGCATGGCAGTCCCGCGCTTACTAGATAAATTTTTGATTCGTTCTGCTGTTTCATGTCCAACCTTATTTTTCCAGGCTGTTAAATACTCTTGATTCTTTGTTTTTGCAAGTATTGTTGTGACTGAAGGTAATTTTTGTCCGGCTATGTCATAGGTCCGTGATCCTGTTCCGGGTTCCGTGGACCGTGATCCCTGGACGTAGGTATATCGATCACTCTTCTTCATTAAAATCCATTCCGATCTTCTATTTCATCCAAGAGTTTCTGTTCTTCTTCAGTATACTCTCGACTCACGTAACTGTGTTCAGTGTTAACAACACTTCCCTTTTTTTTAAAAATTTCGTCCCACCTTTTTCTATAAGTATCATTCGACACTCGAGACCTACCATCCCACTTAGGTTTTCTTTTCATGCAATTTTCTACTAATTATATTTTCAACTAGATCCCCATACTTTCGTTTAGAGTCAATTTGAAAAATAGATTTAACGATATCTTGCTTCAATTTAGGTAATTTATTCAATGATTTAGTAAGTTTTTCAACATTATCATGATATTCTTTAATGTCTTTTTTATTCATCATAATATCATTCTACCTTAAATTAAACGAGATAGACACTCTTTCTTTCTTATTTAAGTGAGGCAACACACTATGCCTTAACCAACTTGGAAAGAGAAGCATTAAGTTTTCTACTGGCTCA